TACACTAAAGAGACGACCGGTAACCGCATGCCAAATATCCATATCGTCTGTATGCAGTGATTTTGTCGGATTCTTCATTTCACAGTAATCAGTATCTTCTGGTTCCCCAAATGCTATTTCTGCAGTTCGACGAACATTACCAGCAACAATGCATTTACCGATCAAGTTCATGATGTCAGCAATATCAACGCTTGTAAGATAACGTCCAATTCTACGTTCAAATAGATATCGTATGCTTTCAAGTAGTTCTATTAAGATACCTGGGCCACTAGCTTTACCACCAAATCCTCGAATAAGTTCACCAGCCTGTCGAACCTGACTCGGGTCATATGTAATATATCCTCTACCAGCATGTGTAGTATAAGATAGGATAAGTAGACGTAATGCATTGACCCATCCTTCACGAGAGTCCGGTATAACATATTCATAAAACCCATGTCCTGGTTCTGATATTAGGAGTTTGCCGGCACCTTTAGTATCGAAGCCGGTGCCGACGCCAAGCATACTCATATCCATGAGGAAACAGAATGGTTCGCTTGGGTCTGCAGCTATATCAATAGTTGAGACATATCCGCAATTATTTAATGCAGCTGAACCACGTTCCCACATGAATGGTGTACCCATCATCCAGAGACCGCGACCTGGTGGTAGAAATTTAAATTCCCACATAAGGGTGAACATTTCTTGTGCACTAATTTGTGCTTTATTATAATCCCATGGCACTCTGATTTTGTTACAGTGACGTCGCTGAATTTCGTAACAGCCTTCAACTACACGTGTAATAGTGTCAGCAAATGTTTCTTTATGTCCATTCACCATAGTTCGACTGTATGTTCGATAGAAGACGAATTCGCCAAGACCATTGAAGCCGAATTTTGGCTTTTTATCTATATAATTAGAGAGAAAACACTGTTCTAATCGGAAGTGTTCGCCTTCATCGTTATACTGATTTAATGATGTCTGTGTAGTGACTGTGTCAAATTCCAGCGTGCTTAACATTCTTAAGGTCCTTTTGTAATATGGATAAGGCGTGAGCTTGGTTGGTTTCGGGCCTGAGAAAATCGTTACGGATTAGCCAGAGGCTAGCCGCATTGGGTAAGAATAATCGTTCATCAATAGGTAGAACACCCATTACTCTTGTGGCAACTTTAGACAGGGCGAGATAAAGCTCGGTAATTTTCCCTGCAATATACCACTTAACAATATTGGTATGTCCGCCATAATTCTCACGCTTTAGCATGAGTGGTTCTAATGGGATCGGTAACGATGCGACCCATTGCTGAGATTTACGCAACTCATATACATCACTAGTTATTGTTTCTAATTCAGCATTGAGTTGCTTTAGGCATAAATTCAGTAGATTGTGTTGAAAATGAAGTGCCATACCCTTATGTAGGAGGTTATGATCACTAGCATATTGTACCACAATCTGTAGAAATCTTTCAGCCATTACGCGGTCAAATTCCCACTCTTTAAATTTATGGGTGAGACCAGTAATATATTGCCACTGATAAGTCTTTTTGTGATCAGTATTAGGTGGTAAGCTTAATTTCCTTCCATGAGCCTTGTAAATATTGAAACATAAACCCCATACATCCTCGCAGGACAATGATTCCATGGAAACAACTCCCAATGCGATCCTTGGCGATGCAGAGCAAGATCCATCGAAATTGCCCGACGAGGATGATGCCGAAGATTCCAAGGAAAGTTTTGCAATCCATTTTAATGAACTAATGAACGATTTTGGCTCTCGCTGCGAGAACCTGAAAATTGAATACGCCTTAGCTATCGTTATTAATCCAATAACCGGACAGCCACAGATATTCTGCCGAGGTGAAGAATCCTACATTCAAGCCAAACTAGCAAGAGTATTACTATACAACCTACGAGCACGAGTACTGGAGGATCTCAGCATCTGAAAAGACACCACCAACATCTTCCCTCACAATATCGTCTATTGGATACTCAAGTACTGATCTATCAATACCCACCCAATAATATTCGAACGCAATAGTCTCATCCATTGCTATAAACCGATGTCTACATTCTGGTGGTATTATTACACTCTGACCAGCACTTAACTCATATTTTCGAGTATATAGATTTGGAACAAAAACATATAATAAACCGGATTCAACATAAATAGCATTATATTTATACTTATGTATATGCATGCTACTATAACCATTACGTTTTACAGCTATACGATGAATTTCAAAATTAAGACAACATAATATAGACGTACTCTCACCCCACAACTTAGATATCACAGTATCTCCTTAATTATAATACTGACTCTGATAATAATACTGAATCGTGGTATTTCCCTGAATGATCATTTGATTAAACATCACTCCTCCATCAATGTTTGGAAGAATATTATCATTTGGCGTATAAAGATCTACATGTGCTACTCCATCAATATTCGCTACTACATCGATAAAATTCGATGTGTATAATGGTTGACCCATATTCCAATTACTAACTTCAAAGAAACTAGATACAGCTGCTTCCACATTCGTCTTTACCACACTAGCGTCTGCTGATCGAGATATCACAACCGTCATGTTGATATCTACACCTAATATTAAACCATCAAGTACTTCTACATGATCAGTTAACACATTATATTGATTATAAAATGTACTTAACCCAGATTTCAATCCAGCATTAGGAGCTGTTGGTAATCCATCTGGACCGGCTGCAAGCACATATACCTGCACAAGATTAGCATTTAATCCAGTACGTACCGTCGCGGCAGCCTTCAATATAGACCCATATACAGGATGTGTAAAGCCTTGAGCAACATTTACATAATCATCAGCGGTAACAACTCCAGTTCTAACGCTAAAATCACGAGGAGCACGTAGCTTAGCTTGCGCGATTGTCTCAACATCAGTCCCACCAGAACTTGGACTAGAATTTACAAACTTCACTATAACTGGGCTATTAGCAGGTGGATTTGGCAACAATTGCCGACTCTCATTAATTTGTCCAGACCCAATTCGACCAATAATACCACCACCAGATCTATATGTTACTTTTACAACATTACCTGGCAATGGAGCGGCACCATTTATATTATCACCAAATAATAAGATAGCCGTATCTCCCTCCCAATAGACCTGCACAACTCTGTCATTTGGACCATAGTTCTGAATAGCATCCATTACCACAGTCCAAGTAGTAACATCGATACCAGCAGTAACAGTTACAGTTATCGGACTTGTTAACATTTTCTGATCATTAATAGCATATTGTTGACTACTTGTCCCATCACTAATAAATTGAAGTGGTCCTATTGTTATTCCATGTAATCCATATGCAATTACACCGCTTTTACCTGCAGGAATAATAGTGTCTGATACGAAATCACCAGGAGCACGATATAATTCATATTGAACACTACCAGTAGTGCTTGTAGCAGATGATGATCGAGCAGTAAAGACTGTACCAGCAGGAATCTGAATATCAGTAAACACAGGTTGATTGACTGTACATAATATATCAACTATTGCAGGTGTTTGCCGCTGAATAGACTGATTAATTAGAGCTAAATGATTGCTAACTGCTTCTACAGTACTAGCGGTGGGCAAGAATGCTTCATTTGATAATATATCACTGCGCGTACTCAATTTAGCTACAGTACTAGCAACAATCTCCACCATCATCATCATACCATTACTAGCTACAAAATCATTAAACTGAGATGGATAATAAGTCATAATATATTCAACAATAGCTCGTCGGGCAGTCTGGTAATCTAGCCCCGAAAAATCCAACCTTCTAAGCTGAGCCGGTGGCATAATTACACCAAAACCATCTGGTGTAATAGGTAGATCAAATAACGTGGGTTGCGGAGTAACACTAGAATTGGCCATAATTATGCCTGACTAGTAAAAGTTAATTCCAAAGTGTAATTTATAAGTGGATCATACTTTGGACTTACCACTATTATAATATTTATTCGTTGATCATCTTGTGGATCACCGGATACATCCACACTCTGAATTTCAACTCGTGGTTCATGTGTTCTAATTTGCTGCGTAATATTCTGTCGTAAAACAGACATTGTGGATTCGTCTAATGGATTAAACAGTGTAGAACGAATTAGAGTACCGAACTCAGATCTATGAACACGCTCCCCAGGAGAAGTCTGAAGTAACTGTAATAAATCATTCTTGATCAAACGTTCATCTTCTTGGCGAGACATAATATTATTCTGCCCTCCCCAGAAGGGCATATTATACCCATAATAAGTAGCATTATTAACCAATTTTCTTGCCATAATTATTACCTCACTATTTGTGCTAAACTAGATAATTGATTTATTAGAGAATTTAATGTTATCATCTGTTGACCAGCAGCAGCTACACTTGCATCAATCCTTGTCTGGGCAACTGTTTTAGTAGTCTGTAAAATAGCTATCATCTCGACAATAGCAGAATTACTAGATAAAACGTTTAATGCAGAAATAGCAGCAACAGTCTCATTGATAAGTTTCTGATCTTCATGAATGGCTACCTGCAACGCAAGATAAGATTCTCTAGCCTGAGCAACTTGAAACTGTAATTGAGAATAAAGCGCATTACTAGCTGCAACTATCTCTAATTGTTGATCAGTATTTAATCCTAAAGCAACATAATTTAAATGTGCTAATCCATGTTGGATATCAGTAATCTGGCTCGGTAATGGTAAAATGGCTTGAGCAGGCGATGGCAATGTATCGACAAAATCTACAAGAGCTCCAGTCATAAACTGTTGAGAATTACTACCTAAAGCAGTACGATTCGTTGCAGTTGTGCTATATAACAGAGGACCCATAGCAGAACGCCGTTGTGTCATCGTAACTGCAGAAGGATCATAAGGAATATTCTCAAGTGCTGATGGCAACTGAGAAAATTCTTGAGTCAACATTGGTGGAGGTGCACTTATTGTCCATGTAACATTACCACGGTCAGATGGCTTGTGTGGTAACACAGTATTATAAAGAGCGGTCGGCCAGCGTATTATAATTAGTGTGTTCCTGATTCCAAAATATTGTTAAAGAGTAACATCATGATCATTGTTCCAATAGAACACCGAAAATACTTACCAACCACAAGTACACATAAAGTTCTACCGATTGGTACAGTATTCGGTAAATTATCTATTAACTCACCACCATTCTGGCGTACAGATGTTAACACACAATATAATATATTTTACGAATGCCTATGTAGTTGTGGTCAAAGTACAGTGGCATCGATTGGTATTCTACTATCTAATCTTACCGTATCGTGTGGTAACTGCCCTAGATTATGTAAGATATGTGGTGCACCAGCTACAGCAATCAGAATCTTATATTGTCATGACTGTTACAAAACCTATCGGACTAGATTTGAACCAAATCATAAATTACATAAAGAATCCACACCAGAATTCTTCTTAGCAACCAGAATAACATCTACTAAAGATCGTGTTGCTAAGAATAAAAGAGACTTCACTATAACTCTAGACGATATTATAAATCTATGGTATATACAAGCAGGACGATGTGCCATAACTAACTTACAAATGAAACACTGTTACAATTCCCCATTAGCAGTAACAATTGATCGTATAGATTCGAAATATGGATATAATATTAACAATATTCAATTAACATGTCAATTTGCGAACCTAGCAAAGAATGCACATAACAATAACGACATAATTGAATTCTTCACTAATGCTAAATATAATAACCAAATACAGCATATTGGAGAACTTGATCTCTCACGTACTAGATTATCTAGGCTGTGTATTAATCAATATAAATTAATTGGACATGATGGACTTATCGAATTATTACAACAATATAATTATCGATGTGCTATTACCGAGTTACCATTAGTTACTAATTGGCGTTCATTCTACACTTTATCTATAGACCGAATAAATTCTACATTAGATTATAGTATTGACAATATACAACCAGTCTGTCAAGCCGTGAATCGTGGTAAATGTGCACATACTAATCAATCTATTATTGATTTCTTCAAATTATTACGAGCCAGCCCCTAAGGCAATGGATGTTCCACGACAGAAGAATCTGCAGTTTCAAACGGATAATTATATACAGATCCGCGATCATCTGGTTTAAGTTTTGGTAGATTTGGTGGAGTAGCACGGTTTGCTGGAAATCCACCAAGTATTGGTGCCGGATGAGCACCACCACCACCAAGACCGGCAGCTACATTAGCAGATCCAGCCTGTGTAGCATAGTCAGCATTAGATGCCCAATTCATATACTTAGCATTAGAAAAGACCTGAGGAGAATATCCACTTACAGTAAGCATAGTGCTACCAGCCTGCAAATTAATATTACCGCCTGTACTCACCAGATTTATATCATGAGATGCTAGTATATTCACTTCGTTTAATGCATATAGTTCAATATTGCCGCTACAGACTAATTTTATAGCTGTAGATTGATCGTTTGTCTTACCATTAACTGTCGCAATTACTTTCTGGTTTTCATCCATAAATTGATACATAAATCCATCATCTCTAGCTCTCCATGCTGTTAATTTATTACGATGTGAAAACCACATACCACGGCCATCACAATCTACCATTTCTACCCATGCGCCATCACCATTAGAACCATCGTGAATTTCAACTCCCTGATTCCAACCGATAGCTTCTGGTGGGTTTACTACATGGTCTGGCCTTGGTCCATTACCAGAACGTGATTTCAATCTAATATATTCATTCTCATGATCAAGTTTAAGATGGTGTGAATTAAGTTCCATACTATCGGCAACAGTTGGAGTAAGCAAAAACTCATTTTCTTTTAATTTCTGCCACTTAGTTGAGTATTCCTTACCTTGTGACGATGATAGCATTAAATATTCATATCTGTCATTTAATTCAATAGTGTGCCCAAGTGGTGAACCAATTGTTAGATGATTTAACTCGTCATTCTCATTAAATTCGAGATAGAAACCTCGAGGATCGCCAGTAGCCTTTTGATTATTAGCTTTTGGTGTACGACGACCCTTAATAAGAATACCATTACCACGCGGATCTTCTTTACCTTCAGCATCAATGGGATCAGAACCACGATCGTCGAGTACGATTTTATATCCATATCGTGTAACAATTCTTATCCAACGAGCGTCCTTATTTTGCCAATCCTTCTCTTTCTCGGTTAGTTGAGCACACTCTTCTATAAGTGGACGTTTAATAAATAAATCTTCAGATGGGTCAGCACCTTTATCGTACATCTGAAAAAGCATACCTGCTTTAGTACGCAACTTCAACCACCGAAAATCATTTGTCTCCTCAAGAGATAGATTAGTACTAGTGCCGTATTCATCTTTTCTACACGACGATTCTATTGGTCCGGCTTGTGCCCATCCAACATCTCGCATTTCTATCTTACTACCATATCTCGTTTTTAGTTCTATACGTCGTTGATCACTATCTTCAGCCGCTGCATTGTTATTAACAGTGTCTGGGTGATCTTCATTTAATAGTCTTTGTAGATAGAGCCATCTGTCGGTTTCAAACTTTTCATCCTTATCAAAGTCACCTTTAAATTCATTCTGCCAGTAGTAGCCTTGGTCGCCAAGTGTTATAATATTTCCATATTTAGTAATCTTAGTCATATGCTTGACATCTGGTTCATTTATCTTTGGTGGATTCTCACTAGCATTATAATCACCATCTTGAACTGCATCATGACCAGCAGGTGCCGCATCTTTATCATGTTCTTTTGGAAAGAAACCAACACTTGAGCATATATCTAGATTGCCATATCTATCTTGCCATCCGTGGCTCATTGGTCTTTCATCTTGTGGCATATATCCAATATTATAATCTTCTGGTGCGGATTGTTTTTTACCTGTATCGTTTACTGGAACCGGTGTTGGTCCATATATACTAGGATATGCATAAAATTTACGACGAGTTGGATTTGCAAACCCAACCCAGATTGGCGCATTTGGATGGTTACGTTCGAATGTTATCCAGACCCAATCACCTATACGTGGGTGAGCCCATCTTCCTTGACGTTTAGTACCCAGATCAAAACATGGTACCGCCCACTGACATTGCTCAGGATGGTCTTTAAGAGTATAATCATGTAAATCTGGACATACGAAACGTATACGATGCATTCGTAATGGATCATTAGTTTCAACTACATATGCCCTATATAATCCACCAAATCGATTCCAGAGCGGATGTGTTCTATGATTAAAGAACTTATTATACATTATATTTAGCGAATCAGACATATACCACACGCCTTAATTTTATATATCTATTATGAGAACCAATATTTATTATTTACATCAAAAATTTGCTAATCAAGGCAACCACATTATAAATATCACTTATATTGTAGTACCGACACTTTGAGAAAATGACTTAATCTAATATGTCATAATAATCATAGTTAACTTAATCTCAAACCTTCTGAGCACTAGCATCATAATCAAACCGAGCACAATATAAGTCTGTATTCCAATATTTATGAGACATTGTATGTTCGAATCCATAGACAAGCCATTTGCCACTCATAAAATATGGTTCATTAGACCCATCAGATCGACGCCAATCAACAAATATTGTATCGGTGCCTAATCCTTTACACCC